CGGACTTGTCAGTCTCCTGCACGTTGCGCTCACGGCAGAGGGCGTGAGTCGCCTCATGCGCGAGCGTCCCCCACGTCGCAACCGCGCCGCGCGTCAGGCTCTCCGCGCTGAGCATGATCTCGCAGACCGGAGATTCGATGCCCTCCACCTGCCACCGCTGAGCGTGGAAGTAGCCGTGCAGGGGACGCTTGCCACGGCTTGCGACGACGATAGTCGCAGGCGGCAGGTCCGGGTGCGCCTTCCGCATGTCCGCGTAGGCGGACTCTAGGGCGGTGACGAGGGGGCTGATGACTTCGGGGTTAGACATGGAGAGCCTTTCGATCAGGGTGTAGCCCTATCGTACAGCAAGCCCGCCCCCCAAAAGTGTCACAAAGTCAACACAAACAGAAGATTTACAACACGAACAGGTGTACGATTCTGCGCCTCCAGCCCTCCCGGACCCTATCCCCTGCCTCTCACCGAAGGCCCGCAGCGCGCCCGCTAGACCCCTCCCACTGACCGCAACCCCACGCCAGCAATGCACCCCCACCCCACCCCCGGCGGGCGTGTCCGGGGTGTCGCGCGCGGCTCTGCCTAGTGCTAATCCGCTGCTCTGCACTTAACAGTAATGCTAATCCGCAGCCCGACCGATTAGCAAAAGCGACAACCCCACCCAACACCACCAACCGCCTCTCGTACGCAGGCTTTCTTTTTTGTGGGTATGGTTTTTGGTCTGGCTTCGCTGTTTTGTGCGGGTTGGGTGTGGTTTGGTGGTGTTTGGTCGTCTTTTGTTGCGTGTTGTTCACGTTTAACGTGTAGTGCGGTGGATTCTTTCTCCCCCCTCCCTAGCGTTTGTTGCTAGTCATCGTCCGTTTTACATGCTTGATGTCCCTGCATGAGTCTATTCCTAGCCGTTTCCGGGGAGCACCCTTGTGGGTGGTGTCTGTTCGTCTAGTGGAGTGGCAGGATCGTTCTGCTTGGCTCGCTAGTTGCTACGAATAGGCTTGTGGTTAGGATGTGGCGCTTCGGATTTAGCGGTCCGTGGGCGTGTTGTTGGTTTAGTGTAACTGATGAGTGTCTAATATGGTGATATGTGTGGGTTTGGACATAGTGGTGTGTATGGTTTGGACATATGTTCTGACTTGTTTGTCTTGTTTTGTTATTGTCGGTGGTGTTGCGCGGGTGCGCTTTAGGATTGTGGGTGTGTTTTGGCTAAGTTGATGAAGAATTTTGGCGAGTATGGTGAGGAACTTCGTCAGATTAATTCTGCTAGTGCGATTCGTCGGGGTAAGAATGCTCGTGGGAATCCTCCGAAGGGTTTTGAGGATGTGTTTACTTATGAGCAGCCTCGTCGTAATCGTCTTGGTGCTGGTGATTTGAAGGTTACGAATACTTTTACGGGTGAGGTTAGGGTGTATCCGGCGGATGAGGTGTCTGCGTCTTTTGCGCATGTTCGTTCTCCTAAGCATTCGCAGTATAATTTGTCGTACGATAGGAAGGATAAAGTTGACTCTGCCTGATAAGACGGATAGTGAGACTAAGCATTTCTTTGACGACAATAAGAAGTCGATTTTGGAGATGGCGAACAAGCCTATTGCGTTGTTGACTATTGCTCAGGCGCATGGCATTAAGGTTGATACGCTTAGTCGTCGTGTTCTTGAGGGTGATGACGAGTTTGCTGTGGAGTTTCAGAAGCGGCGCGCGAGCCTTCAGGCTAATCTTGCGAGTAATGTGATGGATCGTGGTGATGGGGATTGGCGTATGCATGCTCATGTCCTAGAGCGACTCTTTCCTTCTGGGTATGCGAAGGAGCGCGCGAACACGATTAAGGTTGAGGCGAGCGCGTTTGACTGGAATCTTCTTGGCAGGATTCAGGAGAAGGACCTTGAGAAGCGCGAGGTCAAGCATATTGAGGCAGAGAGCGTACAAGTCGATGATTGAACCATTCGACACTAATCGCGATCCGGGCGACGAGCAGGACACAGATGACTCGTCAAGTTGACGCGCAAGCCAAGCGACGCAAGGGCAAGACAGTCAAGAAGATTGTCAATGATGTCCCACAAGACCAGTTTGATCTGCGCACCAAAATCCTCACGGATCATATGTGGGTGTACGAGAATCTCCTAGACTTTCACCCGTGGTCGAAACAGTTGGAAGTTCTCCAAAGCGTCAGAGACAATAAGCGCACCGTTGTCCGCTCGTGTCACGGCTCAGGCAAAACCGCCGTCGCCGCCGTTGCCGTCCTAGAGTTCATGCTTAGGGGGCCATGTCGCGTAATCACGACTGCGCCGACATGGTCGCAGGTTGAACAGTTGCTCTGGAGAGAAATTGCTCAGCGTCATCGACATATTAACCCCGCCTTTGGAAAACTTTTCAAGACGCAACTTGAAGTAGCCCCAGACTGGTTCGCCATTGGACTGTCCACTGACACTCCTGAGCGTTTTCAAGGCCACCACGCCCCCAGAATGCTCTTGGTAGTTGATGAGGCGAGTGGTGTAGATGATGCTATCTACGAAGCGTCCGAGGGATTCCTCACCGCCGAAGGCTCGCGCGTCCTTCTTATCGGAAACCCGACTCGTACTACTGGAACGTTCTACCGAGCGTTCAAACCAGATTCTGGATGGCATAAGGTACACATTAGCGCATTCGACTCTCCGAACTTTACCGGAGAAGAAGTACACGAAAACGCTGCGCGCGCACTCGTAACGCCAGAATGGGCGGCAGACGCCGCAACCCAGTGGGGAATCGACTCGCCAGCGTACAAGATCCGCGTACTAGGAAACTTCGCGGAAACAACTGGGCGACAATACTTCCAATTCATCGACCGACTCGTTGCCAAGGAACCAACAAAACGCGGAATGTTCTTCGGACAACCAGTACGCGGCGGCACCGTCTCCTTCGCGGACGACAAGATTGGTCCAATCAAAATCTGGCAAGCACCACAAAAAGACAAGCACTACATTCTCTTTGCCGACGTAGCAGGCAGCGTAACCGACGACACATTCAACGCGCGCATGGCCTCCACAGAAGAACGAGACGGTTCTGACTTCTCCGCCGCAGTCCTCATCGACTCAGAAACTGGTCAAATCTGCGCGACATACCACGGACGACCAGCCCTAGACCAGTACGCAGAAGACCTAGCGCGCCTAGCCCACACATACAACAAAGCCCTACTCGCAGTAGAACGCAACAGCGTCGGACAAGCAGTGCTACTCATGCTCACCACAACGTTCAACTACTCAAACCTCTATCGTCCGCGACACATGAACAGTACGCGCCCCGACCTAGACAACAAGATTGGTTGGATCACAAGCCAAGCGACACGCCCGCGAATGCTCACCGCCCTCCAAATGCAAATCAGAGACAACCCGGAAACAATCCGATGCGAACGTTTGATTGAAGAAATTAAAACATTCGTATACGACCGTCGTGGTAACTCTGGAGCGGACCACGGAGAACACGACGACCTCGTAATGGCCGCTGGTGGAGCGTACGCCATCATGCAAGAAACAACATACCGCCCCATTAACTTGCTACCACAGAAACGTACGCGAACGGCTAGCACAATTACTAAACGCTCCCCCCGCGTATGATAGGATTATAGCCATGAGCAATAAGCCAACAGAACAGTGGGACGAGCAGGCCGAAAGGTTTGCTAACGACCGCGAACGTTTTGTTAACAACTCTGGGCTTAAGGGCAAAAAGGCTTCGCGCTCGCCGCTCATTAAAGACCGCATGAGGCGTCTTCAGAACAGCAACGCTCGCGCCGACGCTAGCGAAGAGAACATGGCTAAGCGGGGAAACCCTCTGAGCATTGTCGCCAATGAAGACATGCCTAACCCTGCGCGTCGAATGAAAGCAATGAACGCAGCAAAAGCAAACAGAAAATCGTCTAAAGGACTCTAAAAATGTCGTACGGAGATAAGCCCCCCGCTAAAAAGACCCCCAACCCCCCAAGTTTCCAGCCTCGCCCGCCGAAGGCGAAACCGTCTGGGTCGAAGCCGATGAGGCCGTCTATGCCGAAGTTGAACAATCCGGACTTTAGCAACATGATGCCGATGAAGGCAACGCCGTCGGCTGGTGGTTCTACGTCTACGACTAAGAAGGTCAAGTCGTTTATGAAGAAGTACGGGCAGGCTTAACATGGCTATGATTCCACAGGCCGCACCAGCAGGACCCCCGATGGGCGCAATGCCGCCGAGCGGCGCTCCCCCACAGGGCGGAGACGATCAGGCCCCCGCCGCGCAGATCCTCCCAATCATGGCGATGCTCGCACAGCAGCAGCAGGGCGCGATGCAGCAGCAGCAGCAGCAGGAACAGGCTCTCAAAGAGGCAATGCGTCAGCAGATCCTTCGTCTTGTCAGCATGATGCCGACCGAGAACCCCGCTGGGATGGCGGCTCGTACTGAGCCTATGCCGACCAGCATGTCGCCAGAAGATCAGGGCGGCGAAGAGCCGTCCGATATGGAGGATTACTAATGGCTTGGACCAACCCCACACGTTATCCGAACTCTGCGGAAATTGCTAACAACGAAGAGTTCCTTAACGTCAACGTTATCGACAACCTCGTCAATCATCAGGAACGCATTGTTACGCTTGAAGAGGCTGGCGGCGGCGGCGGCGGAATGGTTGTGGTGGGATCTGGCGCTCTTAACGCAACAGGCGCAGCAACTCTCCTGCTTGACAATATTTTTTCCGCTTCGTACGCAATGTACAAAGTGTTCTGGTCGTTCCAAAACCCGACAGGCAATGGTGCGCGTACCGTTCAAATGGTATTTCGTAGCGCCGTTCCAGCCGATCAGAGCGCATACGCAACCTCCAACTACATCGGACTCTACAGCACCAATGCTCCTTCCGGACTTGAACTTTCTGGCCAGTACGTCTGGGCATCTGGAAGCGGTTCCGTCCCAGCAGGAAAGACGGCAAGTGGGGAGTTGACGCTCAACTGTCCAAACATTGCAACGTGCGGAACGTCTGGGCGACTCTTTTACGACGGGGCTAGTGGGTATGGCGAAAGTTACCAAGGAGTTTTCAACATTGACACAAACGTTGCGTACGCTGGACTAAAATTTCAAACAACAGGCGGCGGAACTCTCAAGAATTTCAAAGCCGTCGTGTATGGCCTTGACGGAACAGCGGTATAGGAAACACAATTATGCCTATCAATAATTTTCAATCCAAAGACGCTTCGCTACCGTCGTACACGCGCGCTCTTGCAGTCACGCCAAACAACTCTACGGATCTTGCCGAGACAACGCGCGCAATTATGGTTGACCACGCAACCCTTCAACACGCAATGGTCAGCGTTATCCTCATGGGCGACACGGCTGCCGTCACAATCCCTATTCGCACAGGCGTTGTAACTCCGCTTCGCGTTACCCGTGTCCGCGTTACTGGCACGGACGCAACAACCGTTATTGCTCTATACTAAAAATTGTGATTAAAGGCGATCAGACCAAGATCCTCTCGCGCTTCAACAAAGCGTTCGCATCCGCGAATCAGCACCACACGAAGCGCGTAGACAAGTACAAGAAATGCGACGACGCATACAACGCTGTACTTAAGCCACAAGAAGACAACTGGCAGTCGGACCTACACCCGCCTTACGTCATGCAGATCGTTGAACTTCTCGCGTCTAACCTTATTGACGAGAACGCCAAGGCAAAGGTTATTCCGGGCCAGCCCGTCAATGCTGACACGGCATCGCTGCACGAACACCTCCTTCAGCAGCAGCGCGAAGCAGACAGGTACAACGAGAAACTCGTCCCGTTTGTCCTTCAGGCACTTATCCGCGGCATTACTGTCGCAAAGGTAACGTGGCAGGAAGAGTGGCGCAAGACGCAGGTCAAAGAGTTTAAAGCCTCTCCGTATGGCGCACCCATCGGAAGTGTCACCGAACAGCGGTACCCTTACCGTCAGCAGCCTAGTTTTACACCCGTTGACGCCAAGCAGTTCTTGTGGGACGCAGCCGCCCACTCGCTAGACGACGCAGCCGAATGCTTCCACATCACCTATGAGACAGTCAGCAGCGTTAAGAACAGTGGCGTTTACGAAAACGTAGACAAGATCAACGCCGACACTGCTCCCTCCGGAGTAGATGATTCGACAAATAAGCGCAAGGGCCGCGTAGAGATTATTGAGTGGTGGCACCGCGAGGGCGACGAAATCTACCTCACGACTATTGCCAATCGCGCAATCGTTCTCCGAGACGAGTGCAGCCCATTCTGGCACGGAGAGTTCCCGTTCGTTGTCGCCTCGCCAATGCCTAGCCTATTTGAAATTGGTGGCAAGAGCATTGTAGAAATGGTCGCTGATATTCAGGCAGCACTGTGGGAGATGCAGAACCAGCGCATCGACAACACTCGTTTCATGGCAAACGCGGCAGTGTTCGTTGACCCCGCCGCAGAAATCCAAGACTTCCGCCTACAGCCCGGTGGCATCCTGCGCGCTCGCCCCGACCAGATCCAGCCTTGGCAGCCCGCCACCAGCATCCTTGCCCCGACCGTACAGGCCGAGGAACTTCTCAAGGGAGACTTGCAGAACCTTAGTGGTGCTGTCAGTTACCTCAGCGGCGCTTCTAACTCGCAGATGGATCAGACCACTGCCACTGGTATTAGCATCATTCAGAACATGGCGACAAAGCGCATCATGCGGATGAAGCAGCAAATCCTATTCGCACTTAAGCGCGTAGGCGAGCAGCAGATTTCGCTTAACCAGCAGTTGCTCCCCAATGCTGTCGCGATTCGTATTGATCGTGGCGCTGCCGGGATCGAATGGCAGGCGGCAACACCAGCACAACTTCAGGGCAAGTACGAGTACCGAGTTGAAGACGCTTCCGAGTCGCTGATCCGTCAGGAGCGCCGAGCGGAAGCACTTGCTAAGGCGAACTTCCTCACTGCTAACTACGCACTGTTTCAGCAGGATGGCGTTCAGATTGATCTTAAGAAAATCCTTGAAGACGTTACGGAAGCGTTTGACGAAGATCCTCGTAAATACTTTAAGGAAGAAGTTGCAGCGCCAGCCCCGACAGGCGCTCCCGCGTCCCCTCCGCAACTGGTCGGCGGGGTTGGGGCGGAAGCGGCACCGACACCCGAAGCACAGGCGGCGGCTACCGCAGCGCCCGCTGCTGCTGAGGCCGGTGCCGCTGTTCCGCCCGGAGCAGCATGACCGAACTATTAGATTCCGTTCTGAATCTTAGTATGTGGAGCGCGGTAGAGGAAGAAGTCCAGCGGAAAAAAGACGTGTTGCTCCGCCAGATGGTGTACGATAACGTTACTTACGAAGAGTATTTGCGCATTAGTGGCGAAGTGCGCGGGCTAGACTTTACGCTAAAACTCAAATCAAGGAGAACTTCTGGTGTCTGAAGACGACATGATTACCGAAGCAGTACGAGCCGCAAACGCGGATGAGGAAGTTGTCGAAGAGGAAGGCTACACCGAAGAGGCCGCAGAAGTAGAGCATTACGAGGAAGAGCCTCGCGTTTTCGCGGGCAAGTATTCCACTCCTGACGATCTTGAGAATGCTTACCTAGAGTTGCAGCGCAAGTTTCACGAGTCGCGCCAGCCAGAGGAAGAGCAGCAGCAGTACGAGCAGCCCGTTCAGCAGTTCTTCGGCACTGAGCCGCAGAGTCAGGACGAACTCGTTTCGTTTGCCGAGCAGGACCCGACGAACGCGGCACTCTGGGTTATGCAGAACCAGAACAACGTTCCCGGTGATCTTGCCAACGCTGTCCTTGAGCATTGGTGGACGCAGAAGCCTTGGGAAGCAACCCAGTATTACATGGACCAGCGCATGTCGATGGAGCGCGACGAATTGGCTGGAATGACTATGCCACTCGTTGAGCAGCACGAGCGCGCAGTCATGGCGGAGGCGTACGATCACCTCATCGCTAACGTGCCAGACTATGACGAGTATCAGGATCGTGTCGAAGAGTTTATTGACACGCACGACGTGAGCGGGATCATTAATATCGGCAGCGAGAATGATCCGGTTGCGCTTTCCGAGGGTCTTGGTACAATTGTAGGTATTCTGAAGTGGCAGGAATATCAAGAAGCCATGAGGAATCAAGGAATGCTTGTTCCGGATCAGGAAATCCCTAACGCTTCGCAGGTTAGCATTAGAAACACAACCACAGATTTTGGTTCTGAGTCTAGTGATATGGATGAAATGATCCGAGCAATGATTCTTAACGCTTAGACGGGCCGCTAGACCAGAGCGACACCCCAACTAGGGTTTTTGACCAGATTTTGTAAAAACTTTTAGTCAAGGAGGAACAGCATGCCTGCTGTTACCATTCTCTCGGGTGTCGCTGATGACAACGACATCCTGTCCAATCGCCGAGTTGTCGATATGGACCCGGTTATCAAGATGCTGGAGCCGGACGACGCTCCGCTGACGGTCATGCTTGCGCAGATGCCCCAGCGCCCTGCGAAGTCTCAGAAGGTTGAGTGGCTTTCGGATCAGTTGATGCCGCGCCTCACGACCCTGAACAACGGTGGTAACGTTTCCAGTAGTGCAACGACGTGTGTTGTTGCTACTGGTACTGGTGCGTACTTCCGCCCCAACGACGTGCTTCGCATGAGCAACGGCGAGAACGTCAAGGTCACGTCGGTTTCGACTGACACGCTGACCATCGTTCGTTCGATTGGTGCAGTCGCAGCCGCAACCATCACTGACCTTACGGATGTTATCAAGATTGGCAATGCCGCCACTGAGGGTGCCACGCTTGGCACGATTCAGATGACGAAGCAGGTCGCCAACTATAACTACTGTCAGATCCAGCGCGATCCGCTCGGCTTCACGAACACGCTTATCAACTCTGACCTGTATGGTGGCTCCGAGCCGCAGTACGAGGCCAAGAAGAAGTTGATGGAGCATCGTCGCCAGATTGAGAACACGCTGTTCTTCGGTCAGCGCGACCTTGATACGGCTACGGCTTCGACGCCGCAGGCGTATTGTGGTGGTCTGGTGGACTTCATCAGCACCAACATCACGAGCGTTGGCGGCAACCTCACGGAGAGCGGTTTCGCTACGTTCCTCCGCAGTGCTTTCCGTTACGGTTCGCGCGACAAGGTGCTGTTCGCCTCGCCGCTGATCGTCTCGGCACTGTCCTCGTTCGCTCAGAGCAAGTTGGCTCCGAACGATTCGGGTCCGGGCGTCAAGGACTACGGCGTCGCACTTCAGACGTATCGTGGCGCGAACGGCACGAGCGTCAAGATCGTTGAAAAGCGCGACTGGTCCGACTTCTCCACGACCTCCAATCAGGTCGGTTCGTGGGGTGTGCTGGTTGACATGGAGGACGTGATGATGCGTCCTCTCCGCAAGACCGTTCTTCTTCCGGACCGTCAGGCCCCGGACGAGGATTCGGTCAAGCAGGAGTACCTCACTGAGTACTCGCTGCAGGTCGGCACTGAGCAGAATCACGCTATTCTGCGCGGCGTCACCGGCTACTAAGCCAACAAGTTAGACAACAGGGAGCCTCTGGCGCTACAATAAAAGTAGTGTTAGAGGCTCCCTTCAACGTTTAGAAAGAAGAATTATCTTATGCGATTTGTTAGCCGATCTGCTAACTACATGCTCATCGCGCGACCCGATGCCGATTTTGAGGTATTTGAGAATCGTGAAGGAACCATGCTTCCCCGAATGGTTCGACGCCCAATCTTGATCGTAGAATTTAAGCACGGAATGGTGCGGCCCGACGAGGCGTACGCAGCAACTATGCACTGGCAGGGACAGGCAACGGTGCGGACGGACCCGGAGCGCCTGAACTCTAGTGGTGATTCGGCAAACGGCGTGTTTGGTGCTGTTCCGTATCAGCGCGGAGTTAGCATTCAGGACGGAGTGGGCCGCATTGTTGGCGTTAGTGGAGCCAGCCGCCCAGACTTTAACTTTAGCCTGTACGACACGGAGTGGCTAGAGGATGCTGAGGATCGCGCGGACGCGGAGAAGGCGTTGCTGGAAAACTCTGACAATGGTGTTTGGTATGTCAAGGTTGACGCTATCGAAGTGCCGCTGCCTTGGCCCAACTACAACAAGGTTCGGGCGAAGTCTGGCAGCACCATCGCGGCAGAGATCGCTCGTCGCTGCGAGGAAGACGGATACGACGTGGATCACGTTATCGACTACGAGAAGACTCACGCTAATCGTCCCGCCGTTCTGGAGGCACTAGAGGCTCTTGGCAAGCGCAACACTGCCGAGGCAGAAGCGTCGGAAGCACTGACGGTACAGGTAGTCTGATGATCGGCGTTCCCGTCCAAGCACACGGAGAGGAAACGCTAGACTTTGTTGCGCCCGGAGAAGAAAGCACGATCAAGTGGTACTTGAACGACGAGGCTTTTGATCGTATCCGGTCTGGAATGGTTTGTCCTAACTGTCTTGAACCATTCCCGGCGCGTCTAGGTGTTGCCAATACGTCTGCTTGGCGGGAACACGCCCACCTGTACTCCAAGATTCGTACGAAGGATGAACTTTTGACGCTTGTTGCGCAGGAGCGTTGTCCTGTTTGTAGCACTGAGGTGTCTCACGAGATGCTTAACCTCACTCATCGTGGCTCTGATCCGTTTGACCCGACTCTTAATGGGTCTTACTCGTGAGTACGTTCGCTGAACTCAAGGATCGTGCGCAGAACATGGCGCTCACGGAAGACGCGACGACGGCTGGCGCAATGGTCAATGATGTCTACCGAGACATCGTTGTTCAGGCTCAACTTAAGTGTACAACCGTCGATAGGGCGCTTACTTTTGGCGACAATCTTTACACGATCAGTAGCGAGTTTGGGCTTACTGATCTTGGTCAGGTCCAGTACATTATGTACAAGCCGAATGGCGAAAATCAGGGCTATGTGCTGGAGCCGTCTGACTTGGAAACTGTTTTGCAGTTGTCTTCGACAAGCCCGACTGGTTATGTCCGCAAGTACGCCTTTCAGGGCCTTGACAATCTCTACTTGTGGCCCTCGCCTCAAACCGGCACAAGGGAAACTGGCACCGACGCAACTTTGATTTCCAACAATCTTACGATTAGTGCAAGCCCGTTGGCAAATAATGCTTTTGCGACAGGTTCGTTTAGTTCTGGTGGCACGGGTATTCAAAATATTGCAACAACAACGCCTCATGGCTTTAGTGTCGGAACGTCTGTCTACTTTGTATACCCCTCCTCAAGCAGCGTTTTTGCGTATTCTGGGCAAACGTATACCGTTACGGCAATAGTCTCTGCTAACACCTTTAGCATTGCAAGTTCAAACGTTATTGTTGCCGCAACGTCGGGTGGGTATGTTGGGCCATCTGGTGTGACTCGCGCTGTCCAGCGCATTGGTCTTTATTCTGGCGTATACACTCTCATTACTTATCTTGGTTCGTCGTTTGCTCATTCTGCTTCCGCTGACACTGAAAGTTGGACTGGGCAGATTGACCTACTGTCGTCTTACGACACGCTTCAGGTCTACTACTCGCAAGAACCAACAGCCCTATCCTCCGCTGGGGATATCCCCGTAAGCGTCCCAACACAATGGCACCACCTCATCAGCGTTGGCGCAGCGGCCCGCCTAAGCGACGCAGTAGGCGAAGATGTGAACCTTTCTAACAGCATTCAGGCTCGGTACGACGTGCTGTTTAACGGGTTTATGAAGTGGGTTAAGAATCGTCAGGGACGCGGCACTCAGATTATGCAGAGTGGCTACATTCGTAGCGCAGGATTCCCCAATCATAATCGGAGCGCGTACTACTCGTCTATGGGAAATGACTAATGGCGGGGCCGGGTCGCTGGATCGAATACTCCGACTTTTCTGGTGGAGAAAGAAGCGACATCAGCGCGAGTCTCATCCCCGATAACGGCTTGCTTTACGCAGAGAATGTTTACACAGATAAGTCTGGTCGTCTTGCTAAGCGGACGGCTATCCGCTCTTTTCTTCAAAACGCAAACTCCAACTATTATGATTCGCTCGGTACATCGGACGACTCTGAGAGTTCTGCGCTTCAACGCGGATATGCTTCGCGCTTCTCTTCTAACAAGATTATTCTTGATTCTTTTGGGATTGGGTCTAACGCAACCGGAACGCTAGAAACCGGCACAGCGTCAACAAACAATGATGTTGGAACATATTCTGCTGGTGTGCCGGTGGAGTCGTTTAACACGTTTGGCGTTTGCGGATTCCCAATTGCCGAAAACACAACGACGCTTGGGACAACCTATAACGCTTACCCGTTTGTGTGGGCCGGTGGCGCGGCGGCAGACGTTGGCAACTTCTCAACTACTTCTGGCGGGACGGCAACGTTTAAGGCTGGGGAATCTCTAATCCAGTTTTCAGGCTCAACACCCTACAATGCTTTTAAAGCCGCCAATATGAGTGGACAGTTCTTTTATGCGGCAGTTGGCGCGGGAACCAATCAGAACGAATACGTTGGCAAGATCGTATCTCAAGACGACGCTGCCTTTACGATCACGGTAACGCCTACGCCTAAGAACGCTTTTGTCGCAACGTATTATTCTCGCTCAACAACCTTTGGTATGGGTGGCGCTAACTTTGAAACTGGTGGTGGCGCAAGGCCAATGGGCGCAAACGCTGGAGTCATCCACCAGAACCGCGTAGTAGTGGCGACGCAGGGCTTAAGCAATTATGTCTCACTATCCGCATTCACTCCTCCAGCGTTTTCTAAGGTTGACGCTAGGGCTAACACGATTATGTGGAGCGCAATCACTGGCGAGGGCGCAACGGCGGTAAACACAAAGTCTGACGGAATGCTCGGGATGCTTTTTGCTGGGTGGCCCAAGAGTCAGACGCTCACTCTTGATACTGCTGGAATTACGGGACTTGTCAGCCTTGACGCAAACAACTTGATGGTTTTGTGCGTAGATAAGATTCTGATGCTGAGCGGTACGCTAGGTACGGTTCTCCCCAATGCGTCTGTTAATACGAACTCTATTAACATTCGTACTCTTTCTACGAACATTGGTTGCGCATACCCCAAAACTATTCAGAAAACACCAAAGGGCGTTATGTTTTCTGACCTTAACGCGGTGTACCTTACCGATGGGTCGAACTTTGTCAACTTGATGGAAGACAAAATCCAGTTCTCTTACGGATACTTTTCTTCCAGCGTTGGAATCTACGGACCCGATTTCCCCTGCGGGTCGGCAGTCCTCCTCAATAATTACTACGTCCTATTTACAAAGTATGGCCTCGGGTGGATGTGCGACATTTCAAACAATTATTCTTGGACAAGGATTGTCGCGTCTAGCGCACCGCTAGGAGGAGTCCCAAAGACGTGGGCTTCTGGTATTGGCGACCCCAGCGGCAGCGGACAAGTCTACGCGCCAAGGTTCAATGTTGACCCGGCTAATCCGGGGGCCGCTACTGGGTCAAAGATTTGTCGCCTAGAGACAATGGTCCTTCCTAACGCCCCCGTGTCCTCCCCGACTCCTAACGGTTATACGTCGCTGTGCGATCCCGACACTACTCTCCGCGTGAACGCGCACTTTACAACAAAGTCGTATACGTTTGGTTCGTCTGCTATGAAGCGTTTTCAGAAACTGGTATTTACTGGTGCTTGCACAGCACCTAATACAATAGTCGGTCTTAAGAGCGGACTTGACCCGGATCAGTTTGTAACTAGCGGATCGTTTTATCTTGGAAACGTCTTCTATAATGGTCAGCCTTCTACTCTTAGGGACCTAAAGGGGACTGCCCCTCCGGGCTTGGCGACAGGGAAGATTACTAACGTTGGTTTGGCACTAGATTTCCAAACAGCATTCGGAGGGACCAGTACGGGCGACGATTTTTGGGTAGATAAGATTTCGTTTGGTTACACTCCCGCAAGGCAGGGCAGGACACAGCGATAATGGCTATCAACAATAGCGATATCGAAGAAACGAGAGTTGCCCTAAGTGGCGCTGGCCCAATCCCCAACGCCGTCCTCTACAACAATGCTAAAGACCTAGCCGCCGCAATGAAAGCGGCAGGCGTCACGTTCGGCGGAACATCCGACCCACTCCCCATCGGCTCCGTCGTCGCTTACTCTGGCGCGACAATCCCCACAGGGTATCTAGACGCTGACGGTTCTAGCCAACTCCGAGCATCCTACCCCGACCTCTTTACGGCTATTGGGACGACGTACGGGCCGGGTGCGCTTCCGGGGACGACGTTCGCACTTCCAAACTTTGTTGGAACCTATACGAACTTCATCATCAAGGCGACGGCTGCGGCTGCTAGTACGACAGTGGTTAGTGAGACACTCATTGCGGTGCCTCTAGGCTCGCTCCAGTTGTATGCGGGTAGTGTGTATCCGACTGGCTGGCTACGCGCTGACGGGACTGCTATTAGTCGCACAACGTACGCAGGCTTGTTCACGATTATCGGGACGACGTATGGTGCTGGTGATGGCAGCACTACGTTTAACCTGCCGAACCTCTCTTCTAGTGGTGTCCCTAGTCCGGTTTACATCATCAAGGTTACGCTTAGTGGCAGTGTTGAGCCGTCTACCGTTGCTCATGCTTCGTCGCATATTCGTGCTGGAACGGATGTCATTGACGGTGACCGAGTGCAGATTGATTATGTGCCGTCTGCGTATACACGCAACGCTGCGGCTACGGGCGCTGGCGCAGTCACCGACCTGACCGCGCACCTTGCCGGAATCGGAAACAAGTTTTCTACCGGCATAGTTGCTACAGGCGGGATAGAACTTCTTGTGACTGATTACACTGGAGCAACTTATCGCGTTCATGCTTTTTCAACAGTAGGAACCAGCACACTTACCGTTACGACTGGCGGATTTGTAAACGTTCTTATTGTTGCGGGCGGCGGCGGCGGAGGAGGAGGAACCTTCGGAGGACACAACGGTGGTGGAGGTGGCGCTGGAGGTCTTATCTACAGAGAGAATGTTCAAATTTCCAGCAATGTAACTGTTGTTGTTGGTGGTGGGGGGGCTGGCTCAACTGGCGCTGCTGGGACTGTGGGCGGAACTGGTGGTAATTCATCGTTTGGTCTTATCACTGCGCTTGGTGGCGGCGGCGGCGGCCCAACCCTTGCCGGGAACGCTTCATCGGGCGGGTCTGGTGGAGGCGGATCGCGTGATAACGTAAACAATCAAGGCGCTCTTGGCACTCAGCAAACAGCAACTTATGTTGGATATGGTAATCGCGGCGGGAATACTGGCACTAACACTAACCCCGGTGGTGGTGGTGGTGCCGGTGGTGAGGGGCAAGACGGGAATAGTGGCTCCATCGGTGGGCCGGGAATGATTTTTGATATTACGGGTACTCCAACTGTGTATGCAAGGGGCGGCAATGGTAGTGGCACTTACTTAACAGCCATACCCGGCACTGGGAATGGTGGGGACGGTGGGAATGGTGCCGGTACAAATGGGCGATCGGGCGCGAGCGGCGTTGTACTTGTTAGATATAGGATTAGTTAAGGAGGCGTTATGACTATTTTTGGTAGTGGACACGAAGTAGTAACCAGCACCACACGACCCGCAAGCCCGCTTGTTGGGCAAGTCATCTATCAAACAGACACGGACGAGTACCTTAAGTATGTTTCGTATGGTGGTACTAATCGTTGGATGCAAGCAGACGTTAAACCACAACGTAATTTTATTATTAATGGTGGTTTAGATGTATGGCAACGAGGCACTAATTTTAATCCAACTAGCGCGTCGGTTCTAACGGGCGTAAATTATGGTGCCGACCGCTGGCAAATGGCGCAAGCAACAAGCCACGCAAATGCTTTTTCTAGGGCTACCGTTAACGGTAATCTAGCCTATTGGGGAACAAGTACGTTTGCAAGAATGTGGCGCACGAACCTATCGACTGCAACGACTCCTTTTATTATGCAACAAAGCATAGAGTCAATTAGTGTTATTAATGCGAATCGCCAATTGCCTCTTGCTAGTAAAAAGTATTTAACTCTAGGGTTCTGGTGCAGAACGTTTAAGGGTTCTGGTGGTACGGCAAACCCGTTTGTTACTGCTGAGATTATTACGGGTACTGGTACGGATAGTGTGATTGGTTCTTTCACAGGACAAACTACTCGTGCGACAGTGACAACGGCACACGCGCAGACTGATAGTAATTTTACTTATTACACTGTTAGTTTTGAGGTTACTACTGTGTTTACTCAGTTGGGTGTTAGGTTTACTTATGCGCCTACTGGTACTGCTGGTGATTTTGATGTTGTGGAGATTAGTGGTGTGCAGTTGGAGAATGGTTCTGCTCCTAGCCACTTTGAGGTAGAAGGTTTTGAGGACGTACTTCTTAAGTGTCAACGGTACTACGCCGCTAGTCTTTCTGGCTCAGACTTTTTTGCTAACAGTTATTTTTGGGGCGCAGGGCCAACCTCGCTCTATAACTTTGGTATTGGTGTTGCTTTTCCAAGATCAATGCGTATTGTGCCTACTCTCTCGGTTAACTTTATTAACTTTGATAATTCGACTAATGCGGGGCAAACAGTACACGCAAGCGGGTTTACCCAGTACTATCGAAACGCTAATGGCAGTTTTCCTTATTGCGGTTGGCGAGCAACGTATAGCGCATCGGCGGAACTCTAGTTTAAGGATTAGGAAGAATTATGTCTCCAGCATTCTCCGGCTTAGGCCCAACAGTAGGAACATACGCAGAACGAGTCGCACTCGCCTCGCCACAACTTGGGCAACTCTTCTATCAGACTGACACGGACGAGTATGTTAAGTACGTTTCGTATGGTGGAACTAACCAGTGGATGCAGGCCACGCTAAAGCCAAGTAGAAATCTTATCATCAACGGCGCTGGAACTGTGGCACAAAGAAACACTGGTTCAGTTGCCCTGACCACGAGTGTTGCATATGGCAGCGTTGACCGTTGGGCGGCGTATCAACAGTCTAGCGCAGCCGGAACGATCAGCAGAATTACAACTTCTTTGCCTACGGCTACCCCTAATAACATTGTTTTTTCGTCTGGTTTTAGAATTGGCCGAAACTCTACTGCAACGAACACGGGTTTAATTGGTGTTTCTCAAGCACTGGAGACTGTTAATAGTCTTGGTGCCGCTGGTAAACGGGTTACATTATCTTTTTGGGCGAAGGCTGGCGCTAACTATTCTGCTTCTGCAAATGGTCTTTTTGCCATTGTACAGAGTGGAACTGGTACCGATCAGGCACCAACCAGTGGTACAGGGTGGACTGGGAATGCTTTGGTAGTAAACACCACGTTTACTTTAACTTCTTCTTGGGCTTTTTATAGCGTTACTGGCATTGTTACGTCAAATGCTACTCAATTAGGAGTCGTTCTTTCTTATGCTCCGGTTGGTACTGCTGGTGCTGACGATAATGTTTATATTACGGGTGTTCAGTTGGAAAGTGGGACTGCTCCAAGCGAGTTCGAGTTTGAATCGTTTGAGACTACGCTTCGCAAATGCCAACGTTATTTCCAGCGCTATGTTGATCCGCCCCTGATCGGTGTGGTTGACGGGACTACGCGCCCTACTCGCATGAGTATGGTGCTTCCCGTTGTAATGCGCGCAAACCCTACCGCCGCCTTTGCTGGGACACTCAACTTCTTTGACGGGCAGACGGCTAGCGGTGCGTTCTCAAGTGTGCAAGCCTCGTGGCTAAGAACTACTTCTGTACAATTTGACTTTAACCTTACGGTAGGTTTCCCTTCGATTGGTCGTGCGGTTATTCTTTACGTCAACGGTGGTGGAACCATGTCGTTGTCCGCAGAATTGTAGTTCTGACGTAGCGTCTGATACTTTGTAACTATGAATTTGTACAACGCGCAGCGCACTAACTTCAAGCCGACCACTCCTCGTCTTGCCGTTAAGCCGGGTCAGCAGCGTCAGGTG